CCTAGAAAAAGCCCTTCTTTTGCACCCTTCGCACTGTTGCATGGCGCACAGCATGCCACTAGGTTTTCTAGTTCATGACCACCACCTGACTTGCGTGGTATCACATGGTCTACCTGTGTTGCATCACCACCACAATAGGCACAGATATAACCATCACGCTTCAACACTCTAAGCCGCTGGTCTTTCCAGCGTTGAGTGCCTAGCTCTCTATGTGATCTATTCACTTGCATATCGCTTCTCTAAACTCAGGGCATGAGTAACACAATGTACTCTTAGCATGGTTACATCTAGGACAGGCTAGCACTAGGTTATGTGGCGCATCTGTGCCACCTCTCGCCTTTGCTAACACATGATCTATCTGTACCTCATCATAAGTTACTAATGTCTCACAGTAATGGCATCTAAGGCCATCTCTCATAACTAAGTACTTTTTATACTTTCTATACTGCATAGGCCACATAGAGTAACCCCTCTTCATCTTTATAATTCTTTTATCTTGAGGGTCATGCTTACCACCCTTTTTAACACTAAAGCCTTGATCGGTTGCATATTGGTAAATAGCAGCTCTATCAGCGTTAAGGGCTTTAGCTAACCAATTACCGCCTTTAATCGCGTTATCTTGTATAAATTGCTTTTGCTCATCTGTTAGTGAGTTTCTAGGCATTAGTGCCATCCCTTTAATTGAAAGTGCTTCCATGCTTTACAAGTATCATACTCGTATCTATTGTGTATGTACTTCAAGCCCCACTTAATCTGCTGCTCTATTGTTGCAGTCTTTAGATATAGAGATCTGCCTTGTGGAATACCATAATGAGATCCATTAACAGCCTTAGGATTCCATGCACTCTCTTTACCATAGAGCTTACCTAAGCATCTCATCTGTTGCTTATTATCATCTAACAATATAGAAGCATATTGCTTAGCTGTTAAAGTCTTTACTGGTTGCATCATTTGAGCAATACCTGCATTAGGCATGAAGCATAGAGCTATCCCAATAGCTACTAGCACCCCGCGAGCTACGCCCCTAAGGGGCTCGCGGTGAGCCTTTGAGAGGCTCTGCTGTGTTAGCGTACCAATCTTGTCAAGCATGTTTAACTCCTAACTGGGTAAAACCGCAGGTCAGAGCCTTAATTGCCTGATCCTTGCGTTGAGCGTGTCGCACTCTATTTACCCCCTGTGGATAACTTCTGTGGATAACTATTTATCTGTAGAATAGAAGCCTTTGCCCTTAAATACAGCAGGTGTAGCAGCAATTACCTTAACCATAGGCTCATTACAGTATGTGCATGGGATCATTGGTCTGTCGTACCATCCATGGGTAACCTCATCTTTGAGATCACATTGAGGACATCTATAGTCGTAGGCTGGCATGTTAGACACTTCCTTATCATGTAAGACCCACAGGCTGTGCATCGGTCAATGTCTGCCTCTGTAGGTTCGGTTTCAAGATGACCATACTTTAATTGTAGTAGCGGCAATAGATCCTCTAAACGGATGATGGCGGCATACTCACGCGCATCCTCACCTTGTCCATTGAGTCTAATCACTCCGAAGCCAAGTTCCCCCGAAATGTCTGTCCGAGCTTTCAATTGTCTTAGATACGCCAAAGGTTGAAACCCAGTACGGGCTTTAACCTCTACATCAAAAGGAACATTGACAATATCCTTGCCGCTACCCCTCCCGACAGTTGCACCTGTCCACACAGTCGATAGGTACTGTGCGACTATTCTTTCTGTCCGGAAGCCTCTGTGTTTCCTTGCTTGACTAGCCATTAACCGCTTTACACTTTCTGCACTGCCACTGACCTACAATAGGCTGATTATCCTTAAACTTGATCTCGGCTATGATGTCGTGTGCGGCTGTTGGCTCGTTGCATAACTGGCAATTGATCGTGTCATACATTGGAATATCCTCGACATTAGTCCATTCGCCTGTTGTCTCATCAAAGTACTCTACATAGCCCATGATCAACCTCTTGGCTTCTGTGGCTCAAACTTGCCATTGGATGAAAGGTTATACCACTTGGTTGGGCATCTATGAGCAGATGAGATAGCACTATTGCAGAAGTAGCCACCCCATGCCTTGCCATTCTTTTCACCCTCACGCCATTGCATATGACCATGCTCGCACGATGGTGCTTCTACAGCTTCTGGTGTTCCCATAACAGCGGTTATATTCTCCATAGCCTTTTCAAGCGTGACAGGGGCATCTACAACCTTCATGTAATCATTCACAGGTGTTGTCCAGTAATCCTGTTCCTCTGGCTTGACCTCTTGAACTGCTGGCTTAGTAACGCGTGGCGTGACTACCTTAGCCATGTCTTGCTTGGTAGGTTTCTTTTGCGTTTCTAAAACTAGGCTTAAAGCGCGACCTATCGCTGACGAGCTTGTATCTTCAACATAGAACTTACGCATGCCTGCGTTATACGTAGAAGCCAACCCGAAAGCATAATCAACACCTGCAGGCAACGTATCGCTGCTATTGCGATACACCCGCGCACAAATAAGGACAAATTCCTTCTCTGGGTTAAACTGGATAACATCTGTGACAATCCTTCCCTCTGGGTAAGCCTTCTGGAAGCGCAGCACCCTAGCTGCTACATCCTCATAATCATCTAAATTAAACATTATCGCCCCTTCACAATTAAAAGATATTGAATAACAAAAAGTTGAACAATCACAATACCCTCAAAAGCATAATTAAACATACAATTCATCCTCCTCAGTCTTTAGTTCACATGCGAGTGCAAGGTAGGCACAAGCATCGATGTAGCTGTCAATGTGGGAAGGTGTTTCTTGGATTCTGGAGAGCTTGACCTCGACCATTGCAAGACAAGCCTGATAGTCCTCGATTGGGAAATCAAGTAAATTGGATAACCGCCTAGCGATCCGATCTTGGTTGATTTTCGGATGACCATAGACTCTACCGCGATCTTGCATGACATCGGTTGCCGAGAGTAGGACTTCACTAGCGCGCATCTGTTGTCACTCGCTGAAAGGTCTTACCTACGACCAAGCCCTCACGCTTGCCCTCGTTAAACCCTCTTGCCCAACCGACCAAGTACCATAATGCGTTAGCTGCTAGCAATATAACTATTAGTGGAGTTTCAAAGCTCATTGTCTTTCCTATCTGCCCCAATGCCCTTGATTGGGTACAGGATTAGTGTTGCATAAGAGACAGACTAATCAAGCACATTCTGGTAACGAAATGATAACGATTATCGGGCGCGCCCGTAGGACTTTCCAGCCACAATAAAGGTGCCGTCTTTCTCAATGTTAATAAGATCCACCTGCACCTTAGACTTATTGACATAGATGATTGCAAAAGCCTGCTGCCAGTTCGCGACACCCTTGGTGTAAGCCGCCTGCTTAAAGTCCATGAGATTGCCTACCTCGACACCATGTAGGACACGCCCTATACGGCCTCCAGAGGCCTCTGAGAAGGCCGAACGCCCTGCTCTGTGAGTATGACCTGAGATGACATTCTTACCATGCCTACGAGCCGCTTCTAAGGCTGATAAGCCCCCCTGTGGCTTGATTGGCGTATGGTCGCCATGGACTGCAATCCAGTTAGGCGCAATCGGCATAGGGTTCTTATGAAAGGTTATGCCTAGCTCATCGAACTTCATAAACTTCTCGAAGCGCAGCTCTGGCAATGCACCGAACGCTGGCACTTTAGCCATGATGATGTTGTATAACCTATCGGTATGATTAGACCTTATGCAGTCTGTAACGCCTAACTCCCACAGCAAGTTCACAGCCTCATTACGATCATCGTCTAAGGTCTGGGCATAAGAGCCCATGCGACCCTCTTCCCACTTGCTTATCTGGGGTAGGTCGATCTCATCACCAATAGTGACTACTTGGTCTGGCTTAAACTTTGTAATAAATGATGCAAGGTTACGAGTAGCAACCCTGTCATGATAGGGAACCTGCAAGTCTGAGACTACTACGATTCGCTTAATCGTCATCCTCGTCCTCGTAATCACCGAACCGCTCTGGTTCGATAGGGTCTGGCAAGATCCAATGCGGGTAAGCCTGAGGTTCAGTAATCATGAACATAGCAATATCCTCAGCGAACCCTGCTTTTTTAAGGCTCTGGAAATATTCATAAAGTCCAATGCAGTACGCATCAAGCTTTGAGTAGCCCTGATCCTCTAGTGCCTTAGTTGCTTTTCTTGCCATGGTTTTATTATCGCTCGAGAAGGATGTTGTAAATCTCATCGACACGCGCATGGAGTCGCTTTATTTCTGCCAGTAGATGAGTAATGACGAAGCCTGATAAGCCACCTATGCATGCAATAGTGGCTATGTAGAGCTGAAAGAAATTATCCTGTGTCACTTTTTAGGGCTCGCGTAACCGAACACCCCTGACAGTACTGCCCATAGCACTGCTCGGTAATCTAACTCAAAGTTACTAGATGCCCACGCTGCTAGAAATGCACCAGCAGCTAAGTAAACAGGATGCTTGATATTCATTATTCTCCGCCTAACATAGGTATTTGATAAAATTGCCCCAGTAAGTCAGCTTCTTTCTTAAACGAGAAGTGAGCGTGTTTGATGTGCTTATTGGCACCCTTGTATGTGCGCCATTTCCAGTTAAGGATGGGTGAGCAAATCCTGCCATCAAAGATGATGTAACTGATTCGCTTCTCGCGTTTAGACTTGCAAGCGAGACGAACCTGATCGACAAGGTCTGGCATGATGTCTGGCTTGCCGCTCTTGTGTAAGTCGCGGTCAATGTCAATGGCACGAACCCAGCCTTGCTCATCTGGATTATGATCAGACTGCCGACTAGAGTGTTTGCGGTCACCGATCCAGCCATCCGATAACCGATCACGATCTGGGAATGTGTCATCAAACTGCTCTCTTAATTGGGTAGCAGCCTTAGAGAGTTTTACCTTCATCCAAGTAAGAGTTTCGCTTCATCTTCGGTAATGCCAAGCTTGTCAAGTAGTGCAGCCTTAGCTTCAGCCTTAGCCGCTGCTTCTGCTTCTGCCGCTAGGCGGTCTGCTTCTGCCTGTGCTGCCGCTACTTCATTGGCTGCGATCTCATCGGCTGTCAATGGACGCTCGATGACCTCGCCAGTTTCGCAGTTTACTTCAATTGCTGTTGTCATTGTTGCTCCTTATGATTTCGATATGCCATATAGATAGAAAGATGAACCTGAGACAAAGTTTGGGCCAGTTCCAACCTCAAACTTTAAAGAATTAATTGCTGCGGTACTTCTAAATAAATGAGCAATAGCAGCCTGGGTTACCTGAGTTGTTGAATTAGCTTCCTGTGCTTCAATAGATGAAAAGGGTTTATTTTGAGATGCAGTATAGGAAGGAATGTAAAACTCTAATGAAGCAAAAGTATTAGCCGTATTATTCGCAGCATCTATTGTAGTTGTAACCCCTGCATAGGCGTATCCTGTAGTTCTTATGCTGCTTGCTGTTGTAGAAAAACCTTCTACAGTTGTTCCTGAATAAATTGTAGTTGTTAGATTGTTGAAAGTAAGTTTGTAATCATCATTAGTGCCTACTTTGTCTGTTCTGGCACTAATCCTCAACACTAAATCCGTGTAAGTGCTAGGAATAGCAGAAAAGGTAACAGATGCAGCAGAACTGCTAAGCACATTGGATGCTATGAGTGTGTAGGTACTAGGCATTTTTTATCCCATACAGAGTAGCGGTGGAGCCTGTTCCAAAACCATTTCCAAAAGGATCAAAAAGGCTAAGAGAAGTGATGGCAGATGTCGAACGGAAAAGACCTACTTGTCTCCCAACAATTCCTGATCCGTTAAAATCTGCATTTCTTTCTATTAAGCAAGTTTTGAATGTAGAACCAGCATAAGAAAAAATATCAACAGTTAAAAGTTGCGGTGTGTTTGTGGTTGTACTGGCATAACCAAGTTGCCACTCTGTTATATCTGTTTGTCTGTTTGTTTGGACGACTGACCCAGTTCCATTTATATAAGTCATTGAGTAAGTACCACTTGTTACTCCATTAAGTTGCATATAGGTATAAAAATTAGCCGCAGCAGATTGCTTAATTGGAATAATTACTAAACGAATATCCGTAAATGTCGCAGGAATTGAATTAAAGTTTATCGTTGTTGCATCACTACCTAAAGTCGTGGTAGCGATTGGCTCGTATGTTGCTGGCATTAGATGTTCACCTTCTTTGCATAGTTGGCTCTAGCCCTTACGCGGTTGCACTCAGCACACTCACGCTTGCCGTTCTTGCGTACCATTATGTTCCCCTCAAAAATATGCCCGTTATTGCAGTGACTGCGGTTATCAATGTTGTGTAACCCAGCCATAATGTTTTCTTGTTGTGTCACTACTCGCAGATGATCTAGTGCCACACAAGCACGATTGCGACATAGATGGTCAATTACTTTTCCATCTGGAATCTTGCCATTAACAAGCTCCCAAGCCCATCGGTGAGCGCGTTGTGACTTACCATTTGCATAAACCTTATGGTAGCCATTGACTACTGTGGATGTCTTAGCCTCTATGCAGTTAGTCATTATTTGATTCCGTATAGTGAAAAGACTGAACCTGCCTTAAACCCAAAAGAGTTTGTGAATGTAATGCTAGTTATAGTAGCGGTGTTCACCCATAAACCAGAAGATAAACCCATTAGAAAACTTGTATCCGCTGTATTTCCGTTAGCACCTGAAAAGGCTCTCATTGTTTTATTCTTTGTAGTTGAAGCGTAATCGTGAATGTCAATAATGTTTCCCGCAAAGATTCCAGCAGTAGATGAATCCATTACTGTAGCGGTGTTAATAATCGTTGCAGATGTAGTAGAAGCACTTCCACCTGCTGCAGCCGTAGAGCCATCGCCTGTCAATCTATGATGAGCATAGTTAGAACCAGTATCTGAGTTAAATGTTACTTGCATACTGTCTGTACCAGATAAAGCGCGAAGAGTTCTTACTAGCGCTCTAATCTGCAAAGATGCGTAGGTTCCAGGGATAGATGTAAAAGACAATGATGTTTCACCACCTGCGGCAGTAATAGTAGCAATGGACTCGTAAGCCCCACCGCCGCCACCTGTTCCAGACTCTAAAAGAGCAACAATTGAATTAAGCAATTCCACCCACCACATACCATGTATCTGTGCCAGTCTTAATGCAAGCTGCTGACTTGTATTGTGCAAGGGTAGGTGCTGCTGCTACTGCTCCACCTGATAGGACTGTGGTAGTGCCAGAGGTTACAGCAGAGATTGTGCAGACACCTACACCGACATTAAGCACAGTAAGCACAGTACCAATAGGAAAAGCAACAGATGCGTTTGTTGGGATCTTAAAGGCAATTGCTGTTGCCTTGTTCATTACCTCTAGCACTTGATACTGATCTGCAAGTACGGCTGTGTAATCGCCTGTATTAAATGCGCCAATAGTAAAGGATGTCAGCCCGTTCATTTGGCTTGCTGCCAAGACCTGACCTGTGCTAAATGGGAAACCTATTGCCATGTGCTGCTCCTTAATAACTTAAAACGCTAGTGTCTAGAATACCGTATAATGCCGAGTCTAGGATAAACCCATCGATAATAGGCTCGGCTGTGCCGTAGCGCACTTTCCACGAATTAGGCGTGATTGAGTGGGCAACATTAAAGACCTGCACTGTCTTAGATAGCGTAGTGCTATTAGGCTGGGTCGTAGTGATACTGACAGGGGTAAAGAAGTCCATAGTCAGGGCAGCGATAGTGCCTGTGGTGTAGTTATCCTGTTGAAGGTCTAGGGTTAGCTCATCTACACGGGTTGAGGTTTCTTTACGGGAAGCAATAAAAGCCTTGGCATAGTCCAGAGCTTCTGCATCGGTTTCCATGAGAAGCCCTTGTTGGTTATAGCTATGGGTAAAGTATTTAGCAATAGAAGCTGCATCGCTAGCAGTCTGGACTGTACCGCCTGTGCGGGTGATGGTGGCTAGGTTATAGATCTGGGTATCGTCAAAGACCCACTTAACATCGAAATAGCCTATACCTGTGCCGTTATCATTAAAGACAATAGGGGCGGTAGCAACAGAGCCCACAGTAAGGTTACGATCCTGAAAAGCTACGCGCCCTTGGTGATCCATATAGATAGCCCCGTACTCGGTAGTAGCCACAGTCTGCAAGGCTTGTAAGGCTGTGCGCTGAGTCGCTGGGTCTGCCTGTACAGTAGTTAATCCTGTATCAATGTCGCGTAAGGCTAACGGCCAGCCAACAGTGTCTAGGATCTTATTAATGCGTGAGCCAGTAGTCTCACCGGCAACAGCATCGACTACACCAAAGAATTGGGCATTCTGGAACAATCTAAATCCATCTACTGCCGTGATGGTGGTGTATACAATATCGCCATTAAACTTAGGGGTGGATGTGTTATAGCCCGTGATATATCCTGCAAAGATTGGGTAAGTTACTCCCAAGTAGGTAGCAGTAATAGTCATCTTGCGCATAGGGTTTAAGTATGTAAAGTAAGGGCTGGCTGGATTCTGAGGGTTAAAGTCACCATTTTGGTCTAGCACTCGGATAGATGCTGTGCCAGTCTGGAATACCTCAGCTGAGATCTGCCTACCTCGGTTAGTCTGCACTGAGTCGATTAGGTTAGAGACATCGATAATAAGGCTTGCAGGGCTATCTGAGAGGACATCGGCACCATCTAGGACAGATGAGTCCAGAATAAACGGATAACCGAATGAAGCCCCTGTAGAGAAGTCAATGATTACATTTATGGTTGGTCTGCTCACAGCGCGCCAGCCTGTGTTAGTGAGCCGCCTTGTCGGTTAATCTTGATAATTGCATCCTGCACAAGGTTTGTTAGCTCGTCTGGGTTAGCAATTGTGTTAGCGTAAATATTGATTGTAGCTGATTCAGATGTACGAAATGACTGCAAGGCACCTGCATTGCTGTAGATAGAGCTAGTCTGGAAAGCGGCTAAATCTGCTTCATACTGCATGTCTAATAGATCAGCAAAAGCGTTAGCGCGAGCGGCGGCGGCATCTGCATATTCTAGGATAGATCCTATAGATGCCCCTGTGGTGCTGATAGGTGCTATGTAGTCACCGACTGGGATACCTGAACCCATAGATGCGCTTGTAGGAATAGGCGCATTTGCTTGTGCGTTAGCCTGTGCTAATAGTCTAAGCATTTCTTGGATCTTAGCTAATGCAGCATCTAGGTTGGCAAGGTTGATCAAGTCTTTAGGCTGTAGGCTATCTAAGATGCTTTTAATGTCTTGCATCTTTACATTCTGGCCAGTAAGTGCGCCTAATATTCTAAGGTCGGCATTAAGTTTATTGGTTGCAGCGGTGATGGCTTGCTCATCCTTAGAAGCGATAGCGTCTTCTAATGCAAGGATTGAACGCTTCACATTAAGGCGAGCCGTATCGTTAGCAATCTGAAGGATTTGGGATTGTGTCGTTGCCTTACCTAATTGCTCAGCTTGAGAGGTAAGGGCTGCTGCGATCTGAATCTTGTCTATGTCAAAAACATCGCTACCCTTATTGAGGGCTAACTGAGCTTTGTCTAATGCGGCTTGAAGTTTCTTATCTTTAGTTACTTTAGCTTGATTTGCTGCCTGAGTTTTAGTAAGAGCTGTAATAGCCTTTTGAGACTTTAGTGCTGCTGCATCTGCCTTCTGTGTATCCTGTGAAGATACTGTCATGGAGATATTACCCATGCCCTTGAAGGCATCTAGGTCTTTAGCGAATAGATCAAAATCAAAGATTGATTTAGTAATGGCAATAAACTTGCCTGTTTCACGGATAAATCCAGCCATTGCATTAGCAATACGATTAATGCCATTAACTAAGCCATCAATATTCTCAGAGTTAGATGCCATGATAAGCGCATCCACAAAACCTTTGCCGATAGTTTCTTTAGCGTTGTTACCTGCAACAGTAAGCTTGGCTAGTGAACCTGCATAAGTGTTGGCTGCGGCTGTTGCCTGACCTGCAAAGAGTGTAGCTAAACGGGCTTGGATTTCCTCAAATGAAGATGTGGCTAACTCAGCCTTGGTTAGTCCCACACCTAAGCGACCTAATGCCTGAGTCTGTCCAAGGTAAGCCTTTTGTAATGACTGTGAAACCTGTGTAAGGCTCTTGCCCGTACCTGCACTAATATCTAAAGCAAGTCCTAATAATTCTTGTGATTTAGTGACTGATAATGTAGCGCGAAGGAAACGATCCATTGCAGGGCGAAGCTCATCATCAAGCACACCTGTTTGCATTTCCAGACGATTAATAAATCCATTGACTGTACCTACATTGGCACCATAAGCAAGACCCAAGTTTTTAAGAGTAGTACCTAACGCCTTAGCAGCTTTATCATCCTCTGCAAATGCCTTAACGGATGCTTTGCTGTAATTAATAATTTGTTTAGCACTAAAAGCAAGACCCAAACCAATGGCTAATTTCTTAACGCTTTTAGTCAGCTTTTCGGTAGAAGTTTCAGCATCCTTAAAAGCCTTTTTGCCAACAAATTGCGCGGCAATATCAATTCTTACATCTGCTGCCATTACCGCACCATAGTCCTTTTCTCGAACTCAACCTTTGATTTTTCAATCGCCTTAATTACAGCAGCTTGAGTTTTACCCTGATCTTCTGCCCAAGCGCGAAAGATTGCGCGACCTTTCATCTTACGAGTTGCGCGACCGCGCTGTCCTTCTGCTCTTTGGAAAGCATTAACAATTCTACCTGTTTGATCTAAAGCATCAACAAATTGCTTGCCAGCATTAGGGTTATTGCTTTTACCATAATTCTTACCAGTAGAAGTTGTGTAACGGTGCTCACCCGCACCAGTATCAAGTCTTGTGTAAGGGATAACAACCTCACGCAATTTAGCCTGTGGTCTGCCTTGTGGGCTTAAACGACCAGCAGTTTCATAGATTGATCCAGAAGCTGAAGCATTGACAATCCGAGCAAGTGAGCGAAAGCCTGAGCGATTGGGCTTTGATGGTGTTGCTTTATATCCAATACCGCGCTTGGCTTCCCCTGAACTCCACTGAAGCCGACCACCCCAGTCGCCATTACCGCCTTTTGACCAGCCGCTTAAAGGTGATGAACTAGGAATAAACCCACGCGCCTTTTTAGTAATCGGCTTTAATACTGCACCGATTTCTTTTTGAGTTTGTTTTGCTAGATCAGGTGTAAACTTTCTGAGGGCTTTCCTAAGCTCTACCGCGCCTTTTACCTCGGTTGGCATCGCTCACCTCTTTCGCTTCATCCTTAAGCCCTTGAACTAGGGCATCTAACATAGTCTTATCTAAATCTAATAGTGCTTGTGGCGAGATCCCTAACCTAATGCTCAACCGAGCAATAAGGTAGGTGAAAGGGAGATCCCGCTTTAAGCTAAAGGGTCTGAGTCTAAGACCTCAACACTCTTAAGTGTCTCGATAAACTCAATCCCAAAAGGCTTGACAGATTCACCTGCTCTGCGTGTTACTTCCCATGCCAACCAATAGACATCGCTCTGTTTTTCTTCATCGCGAAACGCCTTATGAAAGCCCTTTTTAGCGTATTGCTCGAACGAGTATTCAACCGCTGGGGTGATCTCGCCTTCTAATACGCTTCCATCTGTGCGCACAATCTTTAATCTTGCCATGGTTTGCCCCTTTGTTTAGTTTCTTAGAATGTACCAGTAGTGGCTACTGCAACAGTTGAGTTAGCAGTAAATGTGATTGACATTGTACCAATATCGCCAACAGCACCATTAATGTCTGTGGTGTTATTGATCAATAGTGAGACAGTGTAAAGAGGATTAGTAGCAGATACTACTGTTCCCTTTGTCTGTAGGAATACAGCAGTTACTGTTGTTCCCCATGCAGCTTGTAGTGTTGCCAATACATTGGCAGTTGCTGTGTCATTTAGGAAGTCAATTGTGACTGTAGATGACTCTAGACCCTTAACAAACTTGTGAGATGAGTCACCCATAGCGGTAACTTCTAGCTCATCAAATACGCGGTTGATTGTTACTGCTGTTACATGGTCTGAAAGATCGACTGAGTTAATCTTCACACCTACATTGTTATTTAGAAATACAGCCATGAGATTATTCCTCGTCCTTCTTAGTAGTTACTGGCTTTGATGGTGTTGGTACAACCTGTCCGATCTTGATCAGAAAGGCTTCATTCTCTTTTTCCCAATCGGACATGCTTAACTCCAACTCGTTAGGATTGATACGGACATCTCGCAGCTGAGCAATTCACCGCTTGCAGCATTGAGAATACTTGGTGCGCTTATTGCGCTTACATTATAGGTCAAAGGTGATGCTGCGAGCTTAGCGAACACGCCACAGACTGTATCTTCAATGCCGTTAAGGTTGCCTTCATTGTCGAACAGAGGCACAGTCATAATAATCTTAAAGTTAGCCATTGGGCTGATAGTGATGTGCTGATTATTGCTAGGTGTCAAATATGGATCATCTGGAGACACAATTACAGAGTTAGCAAGGACTGTGGCAGGTGGAAATGCGAAGGTCTGCCACTTAGCGTTATCGACTAATGCCGTGGCTAATGTGGTTCGGAGTGTAGTGACAGCAACAGGCATTATCCCACCATCGA